ACCAGACCCTGATTCAACTGTTGCTGCTTGAACAGTAAACTTATCTATATCAGGCACAGTTAAAATTTCGTATACTTTTTCTAAGTCTGAGGCCGTGTAACCACTAGCTCCGGTTACAGTTACTGCAGATAAAGTTACATATCTTCCAACAGCTAATCCATGTGATCCTTTATTAATAGTTATAGTGCTAGATCCGTTGGTTGTTGTTAAAGTCCCGCCTGTGATTGCAGTATCTAAAGGTGTAATGTCATAAAAGTCATTACCATAATATAAAAATAAACCTTGGGATGTTCCAATAGCTGAATATTTTTCACCTGCAAAACTAGAGAATGCAACTTGTGCTCTACCAGCGCCAGGTAAAGATTTACCACCAGATGTTAATTGTAACCACCCACCTATTTTTTCTGGTAAACCATATCTAAATCTAACAAAATCACCGTCTATCCATTGGCTCTCGGCCCCTGATTCTGTGTCTTGCTTATTAAAACCGGGCTTGAAATTTAATTTTTGTAGCATATAGTAGCTTATATAGTAGTTTAATAAAGAATGAAAGTCACAAAATGAGTAGAATATTAGCAATACATAACTCACATAATGCTTCTATTTGTGAAACAGACGCAGATAAAATTATTTATTTTCAAGAAGCTGAAAGATTAAACAAGAAAAAACAAACTAAAGAGTTTTATGTATTATTAAATAAATATAAGAATAATAAATTTAATAAAATAATATTTATAAACGCAGTAAATCAAAGTGATAGTAATAAAAATGCTTTTGAAAAAGCATTAAAATTACACAACATTGAATACGATGAATTTGTTTACGATATAAATCATCATTTTTATCATGCGTGTGCTTCATACTATAATTCAGGTTATAAAGAATCTTTTGTTTTAGTAATAGATGGCAATGGAGTAAGAGAAAATGATAAGTTTGAAATAGTATCTTGTTATTATTTTCGAAAAAATAAATTTAAAAAAATTTTTAAATTATACACCGGTGAAAATAAAGAATACATAAACAATAAAGACGTGGTTATAAATACGTTAAGTTTAGGTCATCTTTACAAGATTACTAAAAAAATTTTAAATTTCAAAGAAGAAGGATCTGTAATGGGTCTTTCATCTTATCCAAGTAATAAATCATACAATAAACTGTTTGTAGAAAAATTTAATCATTTTAGTTATGTTCAATCTTATTTAATAGATATGTATGAATTGGGAGAAGATAAAACAGTGAAAATATCATTATGTAAAGCAGTGCAAAACGAATTAGAACGTATTGTTTTAAAATATGTATCTAACATTATAAAAAATAAAAAAAGAAATTTATGTGTGTCAGGGGGTGTTTTTCAAAACACTGTTTTAAATTCTAAAATATTAGATATCTGCCCTAATCTATATGTAGATCCTTTTGCTGATGATAGTGGTATCTCAATGGGGGCAGCTTTATTTCACGTAAATAAAAATAAATTTGTAAAAAATAAATTAACTACATTAAATTTAGGAGACTCACCTAATTATAATTTTTTAAATTTTAAAAAAGGTACACATACTACAGCTAAAAAAGTAGCAAAACTTATAGCTAAAAAAAATATAATAGCAATTTATCAAGGTAAAAATGAACTAGGTAAAAGAGCTTTAGGAAATAGATCTTTTTTGTTTGACCCACGAGATAATTATGCAAAAGAAAAAATAAATTATTTAAAAAATAGAGAATGGTTTCGGCCTACAGCAGGCACAGTTTTACACGAACACGCAAACGAATGGTTTGATTTAAAATCAAAAGAGGAAACTCCGTTTATGTCTTATGTTTTTAAGGTTAAGAAAAAAGAGGCACCCGGTATTACGCACGTAGATAATAGCTGTCGTATTCAAACACTTAAAAAAGAACAAAATTATCATTACTATAATTTAATAAATGAATTTTATAAATTAACCAATGTTCCAATTTTGCTAAATACTTCTTTTAATTTAGCAGGGCAACCTTTAGTAAATTCTGTAGAAGATGCTATGAAAACATTAATAGATTGTAATAATTTATTTAAATTTATATACTTTCCAGAAATTGGAAAAATTTATGAACCCGATGATTTTTTTTAAAATATGAGAGAAAAAACCGTAAACATAAATAACTTTATTGGAACATACGATAATTATATTACAAAAGAAGAATGTAACAAAGCAATAAAATTATATGAAAACCAAAACAAATTTAATAATACATTTAATAGAATAGGTTTTGAAAAAGCATCTATATTAAAAAAACAAGATCAACAATATTTTGCAGCACCTAATAATATTAATGTTTGGTGGGAAGAATTAAAACCAATGATTTTAAACTTTGATTTAGCTTGGAATCATTATGCTCAAAATGTAGGAGCTAAAGATGCTTATGGACTGGATAAACTTTATTACACAAGTTTAAAAATTCAAAAAACTTTACCCACAGAAGGATATCATATTTGGCATATAGAACATGGTTCAGGTTTTGAGAATGAACCTAGAGCTTTTGTTTTTAGTATTTATTTGAACGATGTTGAAGAAGGTGGTGAAACAGAATTTTTACATTTTTCAAAAAGAGTAAAACCTAAAACTGGTAGAATAGTTATCTGGCCTGCAGGCTTTCCATATATTCATAGAGGAAATCCACCTTTATCTGGTGAAAAATATATTTTAACTTCTTGGATGATGTTACGATGATTAAAATTATCGATAATTTTCTTGATAATGATAATTTAAAAATAGTTCAAGATTTTGCTTTAAACAAAGCGTTGTATACGCCACGTTATTTTATGAACACCACTGAAAAAAATGAAAAAAATTATTATGGAAGTAGATTTCTTTTAAACCAAAATAAAAAATTATTAAATTTGTTAATAAAACAATCAGAATTAAAATTTAAAATAAAAATAAAAAAAGTAAATTCAGATTCAGGTTTAGATATAAGAAGTTCAACGTATTTTAAACCACATACAGATGAGATATTTGGTATTGCAAATATATTAATTATGATTTCAGGGCCAACTGCTGTAACTAATGGAACAGTTTTTTATTATACAAATAATGAGGGAGATTCAGAATTAGATATTCATGTTGGATTTAGAGAAAATAGAGCTATTTTATTTCCATCCAATTGGATGCACTCACAACACGCAGTTAACGTTTCTAATTTAAAAAGATATACTTCAACTTTGTTTATAGATTATGAAGAATAAGAAGTAGGTCTTGCACCTAATCTAGCTATTTTATCGGATTCACTTTCATCTTCAACATTATCGTTGTCCCAATTAGATTGTAATTGAGTTAAGTGAGCAGTGTCCCATCTAGTAATAAAATCTGTAAAATCACCTAAGTTAGAATCCTCCCAAGTAGAGTGAGGAGTTTCGTCTCTGTATTCTACAGTATCACTAGGATTTTTTGTTCCATATTGAATAGCCCAAATGTTAGACCATTTCGATAATCCCCAAAAATCATTATCTTCAATATTGTATCCAATGCCTTGAGCCTCGCCTTCAGCGTGGTTTTTAATTACTATTTTATCGTCAAATATTACAGTCCATTGTGCGTTTGTTGCCATATTTTCTCCTAAGTTTTAATTATATATATCACAGCTATGTACGGTTGCAACACCGATGTTGCAGTTCCAGAAAAAGTAGCACTCAGGTTATGTAGGTGACCTGTTCCGCTCCCTGTACTCCCTGTATTATTGCCACTTGCACCGGTAAAACCGCTTCCAGATTCAGCCTTAGTACCAGGTCCTAACCCTGCAGAAGCGTGACTATGAGATGCCAGTTGCGCTGTTGATAAAGTTGCATTAGCCGTTGAGCCTCCAACGTTTCCAGATATAGCAACTGTATTTGCTCCACCAGTAGATCCTAAAGCTTTGGTTCCTGATTTTCCAAGTGGTACATTATCTTGTAAATCAGGCAGTACAAAAGTACTTGAACCATCTCCAGCTCCATAAGTTGTACCTACTATTGCAAATAAAGCAGCGTATGTAGATCTTGAAACAGTTGCTCCATTACATTCTAAAAAACCTGTTGGCACAGATGAATCTGACCATGGTATAATAGTTGCTGTTGGAATTCCCTCAATACCCGTAAGGTTTGCTCCATCAAAATCGTATTTTGTTGCTTCATAATTTGACATATCGTTACATTCTAAGTTTTAATTATATATAACACAGCTAAATACGGTTGCAACACAGATGTTGCACCGCCTGAAAAAGTTAATGAACTCATGTTGTGTTGGTGACCTGTACCACTTCCTGTATTCCCTGAAGTAGTTTGGTTACTAGCTTGAAGAGATGTAAACCCGTGAGCTCCCGAAAGGCCCGCAAGTGTACCTCCCGGGTGACTGTGAGATGCCAGTTGTGCGGTAGATAAAGTAGCATTAGCTGTTGCTGTGCCTGAAGCACTTCCAGTCCCAGTGACTGTATTTGCTCCACCAGTAGATGCTAAAGCTTTAGTCCCTGATCTTCCAACTACAGCGTTATCTTGTATATCAGGCACAAGAAAAGTTGACGAACCATCGCCAGCTCCATACGTAGTACCTATTATTGCAAACAATGCTGAGTAAGTTGATCTTGATACAGCTGCACCATTACACTCTAAGAAACCTGTTGGCACTGAGGCTGAAGACCACGGTACAATTGTACCCGTAGGAATTCCGTCAATATCCGTAAGATTTGCTCCATCATAATCGTATTTTGTTGCTTCATAATTTGACATATAATTACATCCTAAGTTTTAATAATATAAATAATTGCTATATAAGGCTGCACCACAGATGATGCAGTACCAGAAAAAGTTAATGAACCTGCGTTGTGGTTGTGACCTGTGCCACTTCCTGTGCTCCCCGTGTTATTTCCGGATAAACCACGTTGCTCACTTCCACCTATTCCTGAAGGACCCGGTGATGTACCACTGTGACTGTGAGATGCTAGTTGTGCGGTAGATAAAGTTGCATTTGCTATTGTCCCTGAAATAGTTCCGCTTCCAGTGACTGTATTTGCTCCACCAGTAGATGCTAAGGTTTTAGTTCCAGATTTTCCAAGTGCCACGTTATCTTGTATGTCAGGTAAAAGAAAAGTTGAGGAACCATCCCCGGCCCCATACGTTGTGCCTACTATTGCAAATAAAGCTGAATAAGTTGATCTTGATACAGCTGCACCATTACACTCTAAGAAACCTGTTGGTATTGAAGTCGAAGACCACGGCACAATGGTAGCTGTTGGAATTCCTTCGATCCCTGTAATATTAGCTGCGCTAAAATCGTATTTTGTTGCTTCATAATTAGACACTTATTATTTCTCCGTGTAAGTCCACCCTGTTGTAGCATCACCCGAATAAACTAATCCAAATGCTGCGCCTTGTGTATTAACTACTAGATCGGACGCTGCATTAGCTATATTGGAAGAGTTTCTTCCGACAGTCAATGCGTTAGTATTAAAGTCATAACCTTGATCCACGAAATTTACTTGATCCCCTGTAGCCGGTGATGCGGGTAATGTTATTGTTACTGCTCCACCATTTGTATTTACTAAAAGTTGAGCACCAGCTTGAACTGTTTCAGCTGCTGAAACTGCTCTCCAGTTTCTTTGCTCATGAAGTTTTACTACATTAGTTCCATCAGAATATAAT